CCGACGCGAAGCCGACCCGGGCCCTGCGGGTCTCGTCCCTGGCCGGTGCCCGGGCCGCAGCCGCGGCCGCCGTCGCCCGAATGAAGGCCCACGTCTAAGCGGGAGCCGATATGCCCTCCACACTCACCCACACCGGCTCCGTCCAGTTCCGGACGCTACTCGCGGACGGCGAGGTGAAGCTCGCGCGTGACCTGAACCTGAAGACCGACCTCCCGGAGGGCAGCGGCGCTGGGCAGGCGAACCTCTACTGGTCCGGCGTCCTGACGCTGAACGCCGCGGCGTCGACCACGCTCGACGTGTCGGTTCTGGAGTCCGTGATCTTCGGCTCGCTCGTCTACGCGTCCCCTGCGTCCATCAAGAGTCTGACCATCCGGAACACGTCGCCGGGGGCGACCGTCAAGGTCGAGCCGGGGGCGACGAACGGATGGTCGCAGATCCCCGGCCACAATGTCGGCAAGTCTGGCGTGGCGATCCACTACGCGCCGGTGGACGGTCTCCCCGTCACGGCATCGTCGCGGACCGTGAAGTTCACGAACAACGCGACCGCGATCTCGGCGACCGGGGCGACCACGAACGGCTCGACCGCCGTGACCGGCCTCGCGTCGACCGCGTCCATGGTCGTCGGGATGGCGGTCTCCGGGACCGGGATCCCCGCGGGCGCGACGGTCGCCAGTATCACGAGCGGGACGGCGATCACGCTGTCGGCACCGGCGACCGCCACCGGGGCCTCCGTCTCGCTCACCGTCCAGTGGGTCGCGGTCGTCGAGATCTACGTCGTCGGGGTGAGAGCGTGACCAGCACATGCCCCACCTGTGGCGGCCGCTGCCGCGTCGAGTCGAGCAAGCGGGCCGGCGACCGCCAGGTCCGCTACGTCGAGTGCCAGACCTGCCGGCAGCGTCGCCGCCAGGTCGTCCCCGCCCATGCCGTCTGGAGACGAAAAAAGTGACCACGACCGCCGCCGCCACCGCAGCCGCCGGGCAGGAGTCCGGCATCCTGGATCAGGTCTACGTCTTCATTCAGACGGCGAAGACCCGCGCCGCCGACGGCCTGACGTGGGCCGAGTTCGGCGAGCTCCTGCTCGCCCTGCTCCGCCTGGTCGTCCCCGCCCTCGAAGGCGTCCGGCTCATGTCGGGGGCCGAGAAGAAGGCGTTCGCCCTCGACGCCGTGGGCCGGCTCTTCGACGCGACAGCCGACTACGCGATCCCGGTCGCCGCCTATCCGCTCTGGGTCCTGGCGCGGCCGGCCGTGCGGGCCCTCGTCTTGGCGATCGCCGGCGGCGTGCTCGAGCAGTATCTCGCCTTCCTCCGCGGGAGGTGACATGCCCCTCCCGATCGTCGATCAGCTCCGGCTCCTCCACGCGTGGTCGCCCCTGCTCGGCTACCTCCGGCGGCTCTCGACCACGCTCGACGCGAGGGAGCGGGCCGTGATCATCGGCGACCTCCTGGAGTGGGTCGCCGAGAAGACCGCGAGCCGATTCGACGACCGCCTCGCCGCCCGGCTCTCCGCCGTGCTGCGGACCCCCGAAGGCGTCGAGCTCGTCCGCGAGACCGTCGCGATCGCGGACACCATCGCCGATTCCCTACCCGAGGAGCCGACATCGTGAGTTTCGTCTACGTCCAGTACGCCGTGGGAATCGCCCTCGTCGCGTATGCCCTGTTCCTGCTCGCCGGGAAGGTCCGCGGCCTGAAGGTCTTCGGAACCGGCTCGGCGATCCCGACCGACGACGTTCGGATCGTGTCGGACCTCGCGACCCGGCTCCGGGCCCAGGGCAAGACCGAGGCGGTCGCGATCGCCCTTCAGCTCCACGCCGAGCTCCTGAAGCCGGAGACCCGCGCGTGAGGCCCTTCGTCCTGCTCGCCGCCGGGCTCGTCCTGCTCGGCGGTCTCCCGCCGCTCCCCGCGATCCCGTGGCCCACGGTCCCGGCGATCACCGCGCCCGCCCCCGGCCCGGCGACGGCGGCCGTCTACGTCTACGAGAAGGACCACACCGCGGTCCCGGTCGGCGTCACCGTCGGCCTGAACCGGCTGAACCGGGAGCGGCAGGTCGTCGCGACGCTCCTCGAGGCCGACACCACCAACGGGGCCGGCACGATCCCCGAGCAGTTCCGCCAGGCGGTCGCGGCCGCGAAGGCCGACGGCCTGCCGGCCCTGGTCGTCCTGTCGGGCTCGACGGTCCTCGCGATCGTGAAGGCCCCGGTCGACGCCGAGCAGATCGTGAGGGCCGTTCCATGATCGACCCTCGCCTGATCGACGTGTTCCCGGACGAACACGACGGCTATCCCGACCACCTGGCGGCCGAGGACACGACCGACGCTCTCCGCGATGCCTGCGGCGACGCAGCCCGCGAGTTCCCCGACGCGATGTGGATCGAGCCCGAGGACTGGGCCGACCGCGCCGCCGACAACGATCGGCACGGTCTCTGGGGGCTGAACTACATCGACCGGTACACGAACCAGAACCCTACCCACGAGTGTACCTGCCACTCCCTGCGGGCGAACGCCGAGGCCGCGCGTAACCGCGCGCGGGGCGTGTCGTTTCGAGACGGGCCCCGGGCCGGCTACCGCTACCCCGAGTCGACCGTCTACGGGTCGGTCTGGCTGTCGCCGCTCAGTGTCTATGCCGAAGCGAACCCCGGGCAGTGGGGCGGCGCGAACGTCCGCCAGGTCCTGGAGATCGCGGTCCGCCGCGGCATGCTCCCCGACCGGCTGCAGCCGCGCGAGTACGGGCTCCCTCACGTCCTCCAGGGCACGAGCGGCCGCGGCAACGCGAACCAGTCGGGCGGGCCGTGGGTCTCCGTCTCGCGGTTCCCCGAAGGCTGGCAGGAGACCGCCCGACACTTCCGTCCGCTCGAGGTGATCTTCCCCAAGAGCTACGAGGAGGCGGTGTGCTGCGTCCTGCATGGGCTCGTCGTGAGCGTCGGCCGCCGCGGGCATGCCGTGCCGTGGGCGCGGTGGATCGCCGATCAACGGCTGATGGCCTACCCGGACTCGTATGACGTGACCCGGTTCGACTCCGAGCGGACCGCCCGCTCGGCGTGGAAGGGCTCGTTCGCGATCGCCTCCATGACCCTCCCCGACGACTGGAGCCGGCCCGCCGGATGAACGATGCGATCCCTACTCGTCTGGCTGATCCTCGCCGGTGCGGCCCTCGCGGCCGACTGTGACAACTGCCAGGGCGACCGCCTGGTCGGCCCGGGCCCGATGCACTACCCGTGCCCGGTGTGCTGCGGCTCGGGCACCGTCGCGGATCCGCCCCCGGCTCCGCCGCCGCCCCCGGCGGGGGCGGTCTGCCGGGCCTCCGCCGATGTCGTCGCCGCCGTTGAGTCGGCCCCCGCGGCCCCCGCCCGCGGCCGTCCCCGGCCCGTGGTCTGCCGGATCGCGGCCGCCGACGGCCCGAGTCGGATCTACGGGTCCGGCGTCCTCGTCCAGGCGAGCGGCTCGACCGGGATCGTCCTCACGAACTGGCACGTCGCCCGGACCCACCGGCAGGGGCTCACGGTCTCCTGGCCCGACGGCACGACCTCGAAGGCCACGGTCGTCGCGTGGGATGACGCCTGGGACCTCGCGGCCCTGGCGGTCGTCAGGCCGAAGGCCGCGCCGGTGACGATCGCCGCCACCGCGCCCCGGCTCGGCGACCCGATCACGATCGCCGGCTATGGCCCGGGCAAGTACCTCGAGCAGACCGGGCCCGTCACCGACTACCTGTCGCCCACGAAGTCCCACCCCCGGCAGTTCGTCGAGATGAAGGGCACCGCCCGACAGGGCGACTCCGGGGGCCCGATGTTCAACGCCGAGGGCGAGCTCGCCGGCGTGCTGTTCGGCGAGCGCGAGGGCCGGACGGTCGGCTCCTGCTCGACCCGGGTCGCCGCGTTCCTCTCGACGGTCGCCGGCCCCCGCGCGGCGTGCTCGGTCTGCGAGGCCTCGCGATGACGCCCCTCGAGCTCGACCAGGCCCGCGAGGCCGTCTGGCAGGCCCTCGGCGATCGGCCGATGCGGCGGCGGCTCCTGGGCCGGAAGCGGTCCGACGCGATCGTCCGGGTCGCCCTCTCGCAGATCGCGGCCATGGAGGGCGAGCTGCGGGCCGCCGGTCCCGACGGGATCCCGGCCCCCGGCGGCATCCGACGGCGGATCGAGGAGCGGGTCCGGGCCGTCTACTCCGAGAACTGCGGGATGGCCTTTACCACGCTCGTCCTCGTCTGGGCGATCTCGGCGATCGTCCAGGCCCTCGTGATCCGGTGGCTGAACAACAGGAGCGAAACGTGACGCGGTCCGAACTGATCGAGGCCCTCGGGCCCACCGGTGCGCTCCTGAACACGATCGGCATCCCGGCCGGCGTGCTGGCGGTGATCCTCTGGATGTTCTGGTCGGCCTCGGCCACGCTCCACGACACCGTGGTCGTCCCGTGGGTGCAGTCTCACACCGAGTACGTCCAGGCGACGAGCGAAACGCTCCGCGTTCTCGCCGAGACCCAAGGCCGCCAGGCCGAGACGCTCCAGGAGATCGCGGCCGGGCAGCGCGAGATCATCTCGCGTATCGGCGCGGCCGAGCCGGACCGCTGATCGTCCTACCGTAGAACGCGGCGAGATTCTGCCGCGGCGGGCGGTCATATCGTGACGAGCGGTAAGGACACCACTCGAACACGAAGGGACTCCCCATGCCGTCGCCGAAGCTCGCCCGCCTCCAGGACGAAGCCGCCAAGGTCGCCGCCGAGATCACGAGCCTCCGGGCCCTCGAGCCGGCCGACGACGCCGAGCGGACCCGGATCGAGGAGCGGCTCTCCGCCCTCGGCCAGCAGGCCGACAACATCGGCAAGGAGTCGGCCGCGGAGCGGGCCCTCGACGACCGGCTCGAGAGCCTCCGGGCCGTGACGGCCGCCGCGCCCAGCTCGCCGAAGGCGGCCGAGACGGCCGACGTGTCGGCCGATCCCGCCGACGTGCGGTCGGGCGTGAAGTTCTTCAGCTCGAGGAAGGCCGCCCAGGCCGTCGGCGAGTACCTCCGGGCCCTGGGCACCGGCGAAGTCCGGGCGATGGGCGAAACGTCCCCGACCTACAACGGCACGGGTGCCGAGTACGTCTACACCGAGCTCTATAACGCGATCGTGAACCGGCTCCAGTACGCCTCGGTGGCGCTGCAGCTCGCGACGGTCGTCCGGCCCCGCGGCCAGAAGATCGACTTCCCGAAGGTCGGCGACGCCACCGCGGCGATCGTGGCCGAGGGCACGGCGACGACCGATCAGGACTTCGTGTCCTCGGTCGCGAGCCTGACGATGCACGAGATCCGGGCCTCCGTCGCGATCAGCCGCTCGCTGATCGAGGACAGCCCGCTCGACATCGCGGGCCTCGTGGCCGAGCGGTTCTCGCTCGCCTACGCCCAGCGGTTCGACGCCCTCTGGCTCGCGGGCCAGGCCTCGAACCCCACGGTGACCGGCCTCGCCGGTGCGGTCGCGGCCGGGAACACCATCACCGTCGCGGCCGGTGCGACCGCGACGAGCCTCGCGAACCTCGCCGACGTGGTCGGCAAGGTCGACGAGACCGTGATGGGGACCAGCTCGTGGGTCTGCTCGCGTGCCGGCTGGGTGGACCTGATGAAGATCTGGTCGGCCCAGCAGACGACCCTGACGGTCGGCGGCGGCCGGGTGGTCCCGACGATCTTCGGGGCTCCGGTCTACCTCGTGAAGGGTCTCCCCTCCACGACGCTGGCCCTCTACGGCGACTTCAGCATGTCGACCGCGGTCGGCCTGAAGGACACCGGCCTCGAGATCGAGGCGGGCCGCGAAGTCCTGATGCGGAACCGCCAGGTCCTCTACGTCGCGAACACCCGGTTCGGCGTGAGCAACCACGCCCCCGAGTTCGTCGCCCGCCTCGCGAAGGCCTGATCCGAGTCGGCCTGATCCATGGGGGCCGGGGCTGGCAGGGATGCCGGCCCCGGCCTTCTCTCTATCCGGAGTGCCCCATGTCGAAGCCCGACACGACCCGCGTCCTCCAGTGGCCCTCCGTCGAGCCGGTCTCGTTGAGCGACGCGAAGGCCCAGTGCGGCATGCTCGCGGACGTGACGGAGTTCGACCGGTTCCTCCTCGACAAGATCGCCGCGGCCCGCCGGCTGGTCGAAAGCCGGCTCTCGGTCACGCTCGTCGCGACCCAGTACCGGGCGACCTGGCAGGCCGGCGGGAGCGTTCTCCACCTCCCGGCCCCGCCCGTGCTGATCTCGGCGACCTACCCGATCACGGTCACGGTCGACGGCGTCGCCCTGGCGGCCGCCGACTACGAGGTCGACGAGGACGCGTTCCCGGCGACGCTGACGCTCGACACGGCCACGACCGAGAAGGTCGTCGTCACCTACTGGGCCGGGGCGGCCCCGGGCTCCCAGATCGAGCCCATGATCCGCTCGGCGATCCTGGCCTACGTCAACCACCAGTTCGAGAACCGCGGCGTCCTCAACACCGAGGGCGGCGGCGAGCTGCCCCACGCGTTCGAGACCCTGCTCGCGGCCTCCTCGTGGAACGGGGGCTGGTGATGCGGCCGTCCGGACGCTACCGCGAGGTCTTCATCCTGGAGCGGCCCGTCCGCTCGCGGAACGTCGCCGGCGGCACGGTCGAGACCTGGGAGACCGTCGCGAAGATCCTCGGCTCCTACGAGGCCACGACCTACTCCGAACAGGCCCGCCGCGGCCAGGTCGGCGGCGGCATCACGGCCACGGTCTACACGCGGTACAGGGACGATGTCGCCGGCGACATGCGGCTCCGGTGGCCCAGCCGCGGCGACCGGCTCCTCTACGTCTCCGCGGTCGTCGAGGTCCCGGTCGGCGACGACCTCGAGCTGACGGTCGAGGAGCAGCGGACATGATCGTCCTCGGGTGGAGCAACGTCTCGGGCGAGATCGGGGCGCTGATGAAGCGCTACAACGAACTACCCCGACACATCGCGAAGAAGCACCTCCAAGCCGCGATGAAGCGGGCCGGGAAGACCGCGGTCCCGATCCTGAAGCGGAACACGCCGAAGGGCGGCACGCGGGTCGTGAAGTCCACGATCGTCCGCGGCGAGCAAAAGCTGAACTACAAGCGGCGGGGCGGCGCTCTGCGGCGGGCTGCGACGTTCGTCGCCCGCTACAAGGGCCGGAACAAGGACGGGGCCGTCTTCGGGATCCTGGGCTACAAGTACGGATTCGAGTCGCGGAAAGCCATCTGGCTGGAGTTCGGCACGACCCGCGGGATCGAGCCGCGGAAGATCGTCGAGAAGACATACACCGCCACGAAGGGGATCGTCGGGGCCAACCTTCAGGCGGAGATGGCGGCGGCCCTAGAGAAGGCCGCGGCCGAGCTCGCCTCGGGGGCGAACCCGGGCATGTCGAAGCGCGGCATCGCCGGCGGCGTCACCCCACGATAGGAGCCTCCATGCCCACGCCCCACGTCTGGCTCAAGGAAGCGATCGAGGCCGCCACGTCTTGCACGGCCTGGCCGGTCGGCATGACCGGCACGCAAAACCCGCCCTTCGTGATCTACGCCCGCGAGGGCACGACCCGCGAGCTGACGCTCGACGACGCCCTCGACGACGAGCCGCTCCCGGCCCTGGTGCCCCCGGCCGCCCGGTTCCTCGTGGCGGTCTACGCCGACGACTACGTCGCCGCCTGGGCCCTGGCGAACCAGATCACCGCGGCGATCGACCGGTTCCGCGGCACGGCCCACGGGACGACGATCGATCACTGCCTGGTCCTCGACGAGCGGGACGGCCAGCCCGACTACCTCGAGGGCCGCGAGACCCCGACCTACACGGTCGAGCTCTCGGTCGAGGTCCGCTGGCACGAGTGAGATTCGGCATCCGACCCCGCCCATAAAATCGACCGCACCCGAGGACAGGAGGCTCCGCGATGCCCGACCCGACGTTCGCAACTTCGCACGGCACGACGTTCACGTTCAAGACGAACCCGTACAAGTGCATCGACATCAGTCGCGAGCAGTCGGCCCCGTCCCGGGAGCGGGTCGATATGACCACGCTCGACGTGGCCCACGGCGGGACGGCCGTGATGGTGCTCGCGCCGATCAAGCCGGCCCGCGATCCGAAGAAGTTCACGATCACCTACCGGACCATGTCGGACTCCGTCGAGATCGTCGAGGGTGACGAGGGCGCTCTCTCCACCACCGGCGGCAGCGGCAACTACCGCGTGACGAGTGCCAGCGTGTCCCGGAAGACCGCGGCCTACGTCGAGGGCTCGGCCACGTTCGAGGAGCTGATCGCCGGCGAGGTGACCGCTGCGGGCCTGACGATCACCTGACGAGGGGTGACGCATGCCCGGGATAGTTTCGTCGCATGGCACGTCGGGATACCCGACCCAGGTCCTGTTCGGCAACGTCGGCATCGGCTACCTGACGGACTTCGATGTCGACTGCCAGGCCGGGCAGGTCTTCGAGGCGACCCACGTCTCGAGCCCCGTGATCGGCCAGGGCTCCGCGGCCCGCGTGCTGAAGGAGTACGACTGCACGTCGATCGAGCCGCCGACGATCTCGCTCCGATTCTGGGGGCCGCCGTCGTTCGCGGCGGTGGACTGCGGGAAGAAGGCATTGATTGAGTTCGACGCGCCGGGAGACTACGTCTCGGGCGAGGCGATCCTCGTCTCCTGGAAACACGCCGGCCGAGCCGGGCAGTGGTCCACCGGCGAGGCCGTGTTCCGTCTGACAGGAGTCCTACAGTGACGCTGACGTTCGACGAACTGCTCGACCTGGCGGCCCGCGACGGGAAGCCGCTCGAGATCGAGATCCGGTCCCTCGGGAAGAAGGTCTTCATTCGGAACCCGTCGTCGGCGGATGTCGACGAGTGGCGGCTATGGGCGAACCGGAACCAGGGCACCGGGAAACCCATGGCGGCGAAGGTCGTGCAGATCATGATGTGCGACCAGTTCGGAGAGCGGATCGTCCCGCAGACCGACGAGGCCCTCGCGGCGCTCGCGGACGGGAACCCGAAGGTGATCGACGAGATCGCCCTCCAGTGCATGCCCCTGCTCAAAGAGCCGAGCGAGGACGACCTGGAGACCGAAAAAAAAGACTGAGGGCGAACCCGTGGGAACTGTTCGCCCACCGGCTCGCCCTCGAACTGGGAATAGCAGATGTCGAAAAGCTGAAGCGTGAGATCCCGCGGAGGCAGATGGTCCGGTGGCTGGCGTTCTATCTGATCGAGCCGTGGGGCCAGCCGTGGCTCCGGGCCGGGAGGATGACGAGCCTGATTCGGGCCGGGCTCAACGGGAAGTGGGATCGGCACGACGAAGAGCGGTTCCTGATCACCTACAGAGAAGGCGACGAACATCGGTCGAAAGTGCCCCTCACGGACGAGGAGCTCGCGGCGAAGTTGGCGGACCTGCCGGGACTGACACGGAGGAGTAAGCGATGGCGGCAATCGGCAAGGTCTCCGCGGTCTTCACGGCGAACTCGTCGGGGCTCGTCGCCGGCGTGAACCAGGCGTCGGCCGCGATGCGGAAGATGGAGGGAAGCGTCTCGTCGCTGGGCGGCGGGATCCGCGCCCTCGTCGCGATCCAGGGGGCCCAGCTCTTCGGCTCGATCGCGAGCTCGGCCACCGGCTACGTCCGCTCCCTGATCTCCATGGGCCAGGCCCAGGCCGACGTGATCGACTCGCAGTCGAAGCTCGCGGCCCGGCTCGGCATGACGTATGGCGAGTTCGCCGGCCTGTCCCTCGCCGGCGACCTGGCCGGCGTCGGGATGGAGACGATCGCCACGGCCGCCACTAAGGCCGATGTCGCCTTCGTCCGCGCGACGAACGGCTCGGCCACGGCCGCGGCCGCGTTCGGGGGCCTCGGCCTTTCCCTCGAGGAGCTCGGCGGCATGTCGAGTGCCGAGCGGTTCCAGGCGATCGCCCAGGCGATCTCGGCCCTCCCTTCGGAGGCCGAGCGGTCCGCGGCCGCGGTCGCCCTGTTCGGCCGGGCCGGGGCCGAGCTGCTCCCGCTCTTCTCGGGCGGGGCCGAGGGCATCGCCCAGGCCGTCGAACAGGCCGACCGGTTCGGGCTCGCCCTCACGACGGCCCAGGGCCAGGACGTGGAGGCGATGAACGACGCGTTCACGCTCGCGGGGAAGGCGATCGAGGGGATCGTGACCCAGGTCGTCGCGTACCTCGCCCCGGCGGTGCAGGCGGTCGCGGACACGTTCACCAACTTCGTCGGCTCCATGGGCGGGGCCAACATCGGCCAGGCGATCGGCGACGGGATCCTCGCCGGGGCCCGGTTCCTCGCCGGGATCGGGGACTACCTGATCACCAACTTCGGGAGCGTGTTCTCCTACCTGTCGACGATCGGCCAGCAGTGGGGCGCGGTCATGGACTTCGCCCAGCGTGTCGGCAACTTCCTGCACGGCGTGTTCAAGTTCTTCGAGGCGGTGGGGAACAGCGTCGGGGCGATCATCCTCACCGCCGCGGGGTACTTCTCGAGCTCGGCCGCCGAGGGGGCCCGCCAGTACGCCGACGCCGCCCGGGCCAACTTCGCCGCCGCCGGGCAGGCGATGACGAACGCCTTCGCGGCCGAGACCACGCCAGTAGGCCAGGCGATCGCCGGGCCGCTCACGACCGCCCTGGACGCCGCGGTCGCCAAGGCGAACGCCTCGGCCGCGAGCGTGTCGCAGGCGGGGTCCGGGGCGGCCCAGAAGATCACCGAGGCCGCCGCGGCCGCCGTCGAGCGGCAGGCCCTGAAGGGCATCGACTCGCGATCGTCCGAAGGCGTCGCGGAAATGTTCCGCCTGATGCGGGGCACGGGCGGCAGCGTGCCCGAGGCGCAGCTCGCCGAGCTGAAGAAGATCCGCGAGCGGATCGAAGCACAGGAACAGGCCCTCACGTTCGCGATCCAGGGAGGCTGATATGGCCTGGGTGTCCTACGATCGAGTCCTCCGCGGCAGCGGCGTGCAGGGCAAGTACGGCGAGCCGTGGACGGCTACGCGCCGGTGGACGATCCGCGTCGACTCACCCCTGACGACCGAGGCCGACATCATCGCCGGCGTGACCGCGACGATGGGCATCACGTTCGGCTCGGCCCACCCGGCGTTCGCGGCCTTGAAGGCCATGGAGTTCGACTGCTCGCCCGAGACCGAAGACGGGATACGGTGGGCCCTCACAATCCGGTACTACGTCCCGACGCCCGAGAAGAAGGTCCAGGCCAACGGCCGGCCGGCGGACTTCTGGGAGAGGTCGGGCGGCACGACGAGCGTCCCGGTGTTCCGCGACTCCGCGGGGACCATGATCACGAACTCCGCGTTCGAGCCCGTCGAGGGACTCGAACGGGAACGCGAGGAGTCGGCGTGGACGCTCACGAAGTTCTATACCACCGACGCGGACCTCGCGGCCGACATCACGGGGTACGCGGGCCGCGTGAATAGTGCGACGTGGGCCGGCGGGGCCA